CGTATTATATTTTTTATTTCAATTGCCATTTTTTAAAAAAAATATATTTAAATATTTTCCGTTTTTTTGCCATACAGATGGAAATTATAATTTTAATGGATTAGTATTTACGTGCGCTTTATTTGGGTTTATATATTATTTATTAACAAAATCAGTTAAACAATTTAGCAAATTTTAATATAACTATATAATAATTAGATTATATGTTAAATAATGCAATTAAACCAATTTCACAAGGTCAAGCCGACCTAATAAAATCATTTGCAATGTTTTATTTGTTATTAGTGGGAAATTTTATTGCTACCAGTATTTTTACGTGTTCTGAGATTAATTATATACAAAAAAATAAATGGCTACAATTATCAATTGCATTTTTTTTATTTTATTTCTTAGTTACTCTTGTATCAAACACAGGAACACTAGAGTTGACTCCCCCAATTGAAAAATTATTTTACTCTATTTTTTATTTTATAGGTTTTTTAATTGTTATGCGTTTAGATACGAGAATATCAGCATTGGTTTTATTATTTATTTTTATTATTTATTTTGTTGAATTAAATAAAGATTTTTATTTAGAACAAGGTAAAGAAATCACTGACCCTCTTGAAGAAGATATATACCAGTCAAATATGTATTGGATTACTTTTAATTGGCCATTTGAAATACGACTATTTCGTGTTACTCAATCAGATTTTAAAATAATAAATAAGATTGAAAATATACTTTATTATATTATTGTTTTTTTGTTAGTTATTGGGTTTATATCTTATGGTGGAGAAATACACGATAATTTAAAAAATTCCAAAAATATGACGTGGTTAGATGTGATTATGGATACAGAGATTTGTCGATTAAAAGATAGAAAAAGTTTTTTTCATTATTTAAAAATTGGATTGGGTATTAAAATATAATATTATAAATTGTTTTTATATTATATTTTACCGAAAATATATTTTCCACGCCTAAAAAAACAAACCCTTTCGTTTTCTTGTTTTTCTTTTTTTTTTTCTAATACTTTTTGTTTTGTTAGTTTTGTTAGTTTTGTTAGTTTTGTTAGTTTTGTTACTTTCATTATCTTCACCTTTTCCATCTAATGGTCTATAACGTAAAAACCACTCTTCATATTCTTTTTCTTTTTTTTTATTTTTTAATTCTATATATTTTTCTGCCTTTTCAGCTCTCATTTCTTCCACGGTTTCTTGATGCCCCATACAATTAATACTAAATCTTCGCAATAAACCCTTTTGCGCCAATCTATTTTTTTCTTGAACTTCAAATAAAAAATTAGCCATACATAATATTCTATCCTTATCATAATATGGTCTATCCGCATATAAAAATGCTAACCAAAAACTAAGCATAGTATCAATTGTAGCCACTTTAATATCATAACCACCTTCCTTGATTATATTATAACTGTGACACGCAAGAGGTTCGTAAATAAACGCAACCGTATCATTTCCTACTTTAATTTCATAATGAGGAGCAATAATTTCTCCAATTCCTGGACGTTTTATAATTTTTACATTTTTAACGTCAATATCAGATAATCGCTCGTTTATAATTTGCGCCGTTAACATAGGCTCTTCAGAAAGAACATCAAAATCTGGTATTTTTTCTAATTTATGCCTTAAACGTTTTGGCATATATTTTGAATACATAGATAATGCATAGCCACCAAAAAATACAACCCCTTGGTCAATAAATGTATTTTGTATATTTTCATATATTTTATCTGATAATTCATTATGTGCCATTTGTCGTTGAAATTCAATTTTATGACATTCTTTTCCTTTCAATGGATAGTGTTTATTTAAAAGAGTCAATCGTTTTAATACCTTTTCCCATCTTGAAACATCTCCAGCAGGACGAGATAATTCTAAAAACATTGCCATACGAAGAAGATTTGGCGGGGCATACATTATTCCTCCCACTCTAATAGCTTCTTTTTTTATGGCATTAAATAATTCCTTAGGTAAATAACTAATATCAGCTACAGGAATGAAATTTACATAGACTTTATATGTTCCGTGATGTTGTCCAGATTTTGCTTCTACTTCTTGAAACCCATTTTTTATATAAATATCGACGAGTTCTTTGGCATCAGTTAACGCGTTTGGACTATAAAAATCATAATCAGGAATTTCTAAATCTTTATTATAAAACTGGTCTTGTTTTGGTAAGATAGCATTCACCCCTGTACCCCCATATACAATTAAATGTTTTTTTTTTAAAAAAGTTTCTACTATGCCTATTATGTGTTTAATTTCTGGAGAATTAGCCACTTTTCTACCTTGACGTTCTTCCGCTTTATCAACCGCGGTTCTTAAAATGGCTAATTCACAATCTTGAAATGTTAAATCTTTACACAAATCATTTTTAGTCATTTATATATTTATATTATAAATTTATAAAAAATGTATAGATAATTAAAATGTGAAAGTAGACTAAATATCAAACTTATAAAATTCCGATTGGACTGTGCGTGTTGCATATGATAATTCTGGATTTTGAGGAGGAGGTAACGGTATGGTAACTGGTACATAACGCAAATGCTCTGGTTTAAGCACAAAGGCATATCCATTTTCATCAAAAAATATATCATTTTCTTCAACATTCACGTCAATATATTGATACCGCATTCCTAAAAGTTGGCACCCAGTTTCTCTCATAACTACTGAACTTGGATTTTCAGGATTTGAACCTTTATCTGGCATCCCTATGGTCATATTTTGCTTGTTAAACTCGATAAGTTCATTTAAATCAGGACTATATTTAATATCGTAATAATGTAACGCCCTCATAAATACTGAATTACTTGTCATATTAATAAATTTATAGAATTCAGGGCATTCTAAAAAGGAGGTATTACTTCGGTCGACAATAATAACTATTTTTCCCATTAATTTTTGTAATTCAACATTACCAAAATTTTTACCGTAATATTCAGAATCATAATCTTTACTCATTAGTAAAGAATCATATCCTTCTAATAACTTGGCAAAATTCTTATACATTTCTTGATTTGTACTCTTAATACGAAGATGAATGATAATTGGGTCTAATGCGTTAGGTGCGGTGGATGTTGAAAACGCGTAATCACGAATAATATTCATTATATCGCTAAAATTAATATAATTAAAGGTTTCCTTAACATAATAACTATTGCTAGTGGATGTTGCTACAACTGGTTTATCATTGATTGAGAATATTTCAAAGTCAAGACCTCTTATCCCTTGTTTTAATATATATTTTAGAATACACGTATCAACATAATCATTTTTATAATTTCCCCCACTACAACAATTATAAGCGGTCTTAATATAATAGTCCTTAAATGTATAATTAAATTGTTCAGAAGAATCAATAGACTTTATTTTACCATTCAAGTCTCCATATATAGTACCCATAGTTGAACATTCTTTACTTCTTAAGCGACTATAATAAAAATAATATAGGAATGCGATTAAAATAATCATTAGCGTAACAACGATAAGTAAAAAAACAGCAGTTGATTCTTTCATTTCTGTAATAGATTTTATAGCATTATTAATTGTTTTTTCTTGTGAATTATCCATACTATATACTTTTAAAAAAAAGTATAAAAGTATAGCAAAATAACAAAATAAATTTAATTATGACGAATAAGTAATTAAATATATAGTATTATATTATAAAAATGCCAGGTGGATATATGAATCTTGTTTCAACAGGACAACAAAATATAGTTCTTAATGGAAATCCAGAAAAAACATTTTTTACTTCTACTTATCGTCAATATACTAATTTTGGGTTGCAGAAATTTAGACTTGATTATGAAGGTAGCAAAACATTACGCCTTAGTGAAGAATCCACATTTACCTTTAAAGTCAAGCGTTATGCGGATTTATTAATGGATTGTTATTTATCAGTAGCTTTACCAGATATATGGAGCCCAATATTTCCACCACAACAAGTTACTGAAGAAACAAACGCACAAGGTCTTGGAAATGTTGAACAATGGGCCCCTTATGAATTTAAATGGATTGAAAATATTGGTGCCAAAATGATTTCAAAAATTAGCATTACTTGTGGTAATTATACATTACAAGAATATTCAGGGAATTATTTATTAGCCGCAGTACAACGGGATTTTAGTGGTCAAAAAAAAGAACTATTTAATAGGATGATAGGCCAAGTTCCTGAATTGGTAGACCCAGCAAATGCGAATTCTCGTATCAATTCTTATCCAAATGCTTATTATACTGACGATTTAGCAGGTCCAGAACCATCTATTAAAGGAAGAATTTTATATATACCACTAAATAATTGGTTCAGTTTAAAATCACAAATGGCATTTCCATTAACGTCTTTACAATATAATGAATTACATATTAATGTCACATTTAGACCAATAAATCAATTATTTACAATTCGTGACGTATATGATGCAACTAACAATTATCCTTATATTGCCCCCAATTTTAATGTATGGTATATGCAATTTTATCGTTTTTTACAACCACCCCCAGATGTATCCATTGATATAAATTCATATTCAGACCAAAGAACATTATGGAATACAGATGTGCATTTAAATTGTACATATTGCTTTTTATCAAATGAAGAACAAACCAAATTTGCATTACAAGAACAAACATATTTAATAAAACAAGTTCATGAGAGAATTTTTCCAAATGTAACTGGTCCAAATAAAGTAGAATTAGATTCATTAGGTATGGTTTCTAATTGGCTATTTTATTTTCAAAGAAGTGACGCGAATTTACGAAACGAATGGTCAAATTATACAAATTGGCCATATAATTATTTACCTTTAAATGTTATACAAGCACCTACAACAGGGTCTTATATTGTTTATAGAACAACTAGTAGTGGATTAACACCCGTAGAAATAGGTCCTGGTGTTAATCCTG